AATTTGACGGCTAGTCATATTTGATACGTTAGCAAATCCGGGCATCATTTTCTCCTTAAACTTCAGTTTCGTATTCGTAAAACTTAACAGATGGATCCAACTGTTTTAGTTGTTTAGCGGCAGTCATTAATTCTTTGTAGCGACGGTTAACTTCTGCACGGGGCAATTCACCATCACAAGTCAGGTTCTCAGGGCTAAGAGCAGAATCAATTTGATCTGCCAAACGTTGACGACCAGCTTGAGTAGCAATTTCGTACTGCTCACCTTTAAAGATTGAGTTCCAGTGATTCTTCTGGTCAATGTATTTTTGCAATGCTTTCATGTTTAACTCCGTTGTTTAACTGTTTAAGATTCTATTATAAGCCCAAATCCATTTATTGTCAAATTTAAGCGGCTAATCTTTGTTGCGTTTTAGCAACATTATCTTGGACCAATTGCTCAAATCCTGCTTTAGTGACCGGGTAGCCCTGTGCTTTAAGCATCTTTTTGATGTGGGGTTGAATATAGCCTTTAGATTGCAAGATTTCAAGTGGTGATTCACTCTTTTCTAAGCGACCAAAGTATTCCTCAACTGTAAAGTTCTTTGTAAGGAATGTAAGGAAAGTTGCTTTGCTACCTTTAGCATATTTGAAACGTACTACAAATTTAGTAGTACCGTCAACTGGGTTTGTATAGTCAACATACTCAGTACCGTAGAAATTGCCTTTGATGAATTTAGTCATTTCGTTTCCTTTATCTAACTGTCTAAGATTCTATTGTAGCACTAAGTCCATTTATTGTCAAATTTTGGGTATAAAAAAGCCCCAAAAACGGGGCATTTTTTGAGAACTAAAAGTATTACTTTTTAGTATTAGTACTTTGATTAACAAAACCGTACATTTTTTCAGCAGTCTCAAGGATCTTATCTAGTCCTGGAAACTCTGGCATGTTTACTTTGTTAACAATTTGTCCGGTCTTCTCATCACGTTCGGCACTGACTTCCCAACCCATATATTTAGCATGATACTCTTGACCTACTAGGTCTTTAGCCATTGATAAAATATCGGTACGAATTTCGTAGCCATTTTTATTAAATTTAACTTCGGGTAGTTTTGGTGTATAGTCTGACATTATATTTCCTTAGTGTGTAAATGTTTGTATAGTATATAACATTTTTTTAGGTTGTTCAAATCTTTCGGGAAAATGTTATTTCATTTTACTTGCTTTGTAGTCTTTGATAGATTGAATTGCCTCTAAGAGACTATTGAATAGTTGTTTAAGTGTGTTCATAGAAATTTCCAATTGGATTGTTTGCGATGGAACTCGTAGGTCAATCGCTCAATGTCGCCTACATCTTGTGGATTACGGCTGACGATATATTTTTCTAACTCAGTGCCATAGGTGTCTGTAGAGAAACCTAGGAACACTAATAGTATTCCTAAGAGTTTCATAATTACTTAGCCTTTGTAGATTTAGCAGATTTAGCAATATTAAAAGCGGGTACCATTGCTTTATACTGGTCAGCTAATTGTGTGTAAAAATCTTTGCTTGTGAAAATCATACCCAAAGCCATTGCTGATTGCATTCCTGCATCTGCGGCTGCTTTTGTGTATTTTGATTGTGCATCAACGAATGTATTCATTGCTGTTTTGATGCCTTCGTGTTGAACGGTTTGTTCTACGAATTTCTTTTTAAAGTCTGAAACGCCGTCAATAAAGGCGTAAGTTGCTGTGTTAAACATTTTATATCTCCTATGTGTGTGTTTAAAAGTTAGGTTTTTATGAAGAACCCGTAACTTCATATATATTTATGCCACTTGATAGATTTCTCTATATTTTGACATAGCCATTTCTCTGGATAGGAACAATCTTACCTTGACATAATCAGTTAATTCCTCATCGTTAATTAAAGAGGTTTGAATCTTTAATATGATACGACGGGAATTGACTAATATATCCTCATCACCAATTAGAACATTGTTAGGATCACGTCCCCAAGTTTTAATTGCGATAAGTCTGTATGGATTACTTCTTAGAAGTTTCGGCTTTTTTATCATCAGCTTTTGCTGGCTTGGCATCACTTTTTGTGTCTGCCTTGGGAGCATCCTTTTTCTTAGCCAATTTCATTTCTTCTTTTGGTACTTCTGCTTTAGCAGGTGCAGTAGCGGCTGGTGCAGTTGCTGGCTTAGCGGCAGGAGCTGTGGTCTGAGCCATTGCTGTTAGTGATAATGTTGATAGGATTACGATTGCTAATGTTTTCATTTTAAGTTTCCTTTATGGTTAATGAAGTAGATTTTTACAGTCTACATATATATAACGCGGTAGCCAACTGTTTAGTTGACATAAATACATTATGTTATATATATCTTATCAGGGAATCTTTGACGGAAAAGACTATGAAGATGCCAATACTCCTGACCAAATAGGAAAATCCTTTAATAATGGATTTGCTTGTATGGTCGATGTTTGGAGAATAGATAATACGTTATGTGTAGGTCCAGAAGCTGCACCTATTCCAGTAACTGACAAATATCTACAGGGTAATCGTTTTTGGATTAAATCTGGGAATCAGGAAACATACGACTGGTTTACTACACAACCATTAAAAAATTATCCAAACTATTTTTATCAACCTAATCCTAATGTAAATGCATTAACTAGTAGCAATAAGTTATGGACACCCGGTACTGTACCGGTAAATGATACTAGTATCATTGCGCTTCCTGAAATTAAGGATCGTGGATTACTTAGTACAGTACATTTAAGATGCTATGGAATATGTAGCACCTATTTAAACTTCATTAAACGTATGCGTAATGAGGGTCAGCGGTATTAACCACCTCTACCCGTTCTACGAACAACACTTGCACCTCCAAAACCTTTACTAGGCTTTGGAACTTTCTGTTCAGACTTTTTACCTGTTAACATTGGTGTATTTTTCTTTTTAGCTTCGTTAGCTAAATTAATAAATGGATTTGGGTTTTTCTTTTCTGTCATTTTTTTACCTTTATGCTATCTAAATATTCATTTACATTTCCATATAAACTTATCATCATGGCAATTTTACTGTCATAAAATCGTATGTAGGGGAAACTTCTTTTTTCAAGTTTATTTACCCCCATATAATATGGGCACTTAATTTTTTTATTAAGTTCTAATATATAAGCATGATATTGAGTTTCAGGCTGTATTTTGAGTTCATACTGATAGAATTCTATTTCTGCTGTTCTAAATGCTAGATCACCTACATCAGTTAAACGCAATCCGTCTTGGCGCCCAGTCATCCACCATTTAAAAAGTAGTTTATCTACCGAGCTGTTTTTTTCTTGAATTAATGAATCAGGAAGTTGAGCCAATACAACTTCTGTTATAGTTTCTTTAAGTGTCTTACGCTTACTCATCTGGGTAGACAACTCTACCGGAATTCATAAAGACTACGGTAAACTTATCTGTTTTGAATTGTACATTCAATTTACGACATAAATTACGTGCATGTCCTGGGTTACTAAAGCTAGTCTTTTTATACTTAGGTGTTGCTTCGTTATCTAAATAATGTTGGCTTTTTAAATTGATAGGTTGACCGTCAAAAAATACGGCCCATATACCCGCAGCCTCTACAATCTGGTCACATTTATATGTTACTTTGTCTACTAATTCAAGTAATATTTTAGGTTGTGTTCTACTCATTAAAATCTACCACCGTTCATCTCTACTTGAAATATTGGTTCTACTTTGTTTGTATTCTGTAAAAGTTCATAGTTATCTACAAGTAATTTAGTTAACTCATCACGCAATCCGCGGGCTTCACTTATGGGAATAACCACATCTCTTCCCTGTTTGCCTTCAATCAGGGTTACTTTATCCACGAATCGCTTAATATGTATCATCAGTTATTTATCATGCTTTTTGCTTCATCTTCTGTTTTAAACGGACCTTGATATGGATAACGCTCAATAAAGATGTATTTAGGACAAAAAACTGTTGTTTTTTCACTTCCCTGTTGAATTACAAACCATCCTGCGGCATGATAGCACTTACTTTTAATACCTGTAGTAAACAAATGTAATTTACGTTTTATATCTAACATGCTATTGAACACTGTACCTGTTGTAGGATATACCTTAAAGGGCAAGTCGTGTTTAGTTTTATCTGCTTTTTGTACAGTTTCAAATTCAATATTTGTCTTACGTTTGATAGCTGTAGTATTTTTATAATGGCTTTTATTACCATTCAATTTAACTTCAAAGCCAGAACCATCAGCTAATACATTACCGACTTTTTCTTTGCCATCTGTAACAATCCAAAATTGATTTTTAACTACGGGTTTTGCAATTAGTGTTTTAGTCATTTTTATTCCTCTGTGTAAGTGTAACATCATTAAATGTATTTGTCAACCTTTGTACCCAAACTATATAGATATTGGTACTCCTGATATTCTTTTGTAAGTTTTAACGATTCATATCGTTTAACTTCCTGTATGCTTTCTAAAAACAATCTATGTTGATCCATACGTTTATCTGCTTGTATACTTAATATTTTATCTTTTTCCCGATTATCATCCCGTTTAATATCAGTTTTCTTTGTTGCTTCTATGATATCTTTTAACATATTATACCGTAAGGTATAATTAAGTAAGGGAGTGGGTGCGGATATGGTGCTCATGTGAATAACCTTATGTCTTTGTGTTTAACAAGTAAAATATTATATACTACATTTTTGTATTTGATAGGCAAATCTAAATGTACACTGATTCTCGGCCCTTCAATTTCATTAATTAGTGTATCATTACCCACCGTGCCAACAAAAGGAATCTTATTCCATTTACCAATAACACGATCACCAATACTGTATTTACCCGAATATCGGTTAGCTTTGAAATATTCTGCTAGTGTTGGCATTATAACATAAACTGTTTTAGTACACTATGTGCTAAAGACAAATCCTCTACTAGTGGTTCATCTAGCATTTTACGATATTCTACAATGATTTCCATAGCATATGCTTGATCCTCATCATCTAATGTATTCCACCACTCATATAATTCATCTGGTGTTTTGTTTAAAATATATTGTAAATTTTTATAATCTCTTGTCATTATTCAACTCCAAAATGTTGTTTAATTAAATCCGAAGCAAGGAATGGTTCCGCAGTATCAGCAATATCAGCACATTTCCGAACAATCAATTCGGCGAATTTTTCTGAATTATCAACGTTCATCCATTTACCACTTACGTCGGTCCCTACTTGTTCAATCAATTCTTTAATTCGTTCACTCATACTAAACTTCCTTTATAAGGCGCATTCAACCATTTTGCATAATCTGCATTTTCTGAAATCTTTGTAAGTTCATACCGGCCGCAGAATTTCATAAAGTGAATTCCTACTTGAGGTGTAACTGTTATACGCACACCCGCACGAATGTTTTCATCTACTGATTTTTTAACTTCATCCGGCTGACAGGTAAGATCAATCAGTACACGATTTCTCTCATAATCATCACGCACCCTATGTTCTACTTGATTATGGTCCAACCAGCGTTGAAGTTGTAAATTGTTCCACGAAAATCCTTGCTTTTCTCTATCAGCATAGGCCTCAATCAATCCAACTTTATTCTTACTACCTTTAGTACGCACCCCGGGATAAGCACTGAACACGTTGTCTGTAGAATCTCCACGCATACATTTTTCGAACAAAATAAATTGTGGGTCACCTAACAGTTTGGGCTCGCCAGTTTTTTTATCCTTAACAATACGACCTTTGTCATCAAAATAACCCTCAAGTGTAATCAATTGATTAGTGATACCATTATAAATTTTAGTCTTTTCCGTAATGAGTTGTATAAAATCTGTATCGCTTGAAATTATAAAATTTTCATCTTCCGGATGCAGTGCCACCCAACGTGCAATTAAATCATCAGCTTCTGCCTTAGGATCACGAAGGACACTTACGTTTGTCCGCTCACGCAAGAATGTTGTGAACTTTTCATACGTTTCCCAAAATAACTCGTTTTCTTCTTTCTCTGCTTGGGTTTGTGATTGTGCATCTACAATTCTATTCTTTTTATAGGGCTCATAAAAATCTTTGCGCCAGCTACGGCCCTCGAGACAAAACACCACGTGATCAATTCCAAATTTTCTAACAATTTGATTACATGATGCAAGTGTAAGATGTAAAGCCATCGCCACCTTCTCCTCTGGATCACTGTTGCGAGAAGCAACATGCCGTGCCCTAAAGAAAAGATTAGCTGTATCCATAAGTGCGTATTTTTGTTTCATGTCTCTATTATACACTACTATTTAAATAATGTCAATTTTGTGGGGCTTAGGCCATAATTCAAAAGGTTGTTTTTTCTCACTAATATACCGACCATATTTATTGCTAAATTCCGATGCCGAAAATAATTTATTAGGGTCAATACTAGCGTGAATTAACCACGTCCTCACAGTTCTACATACCTCTTCATCTGGCCAATTATTTATAATATAAATAAGGTGTTTATTTGCTCGTTTATGGCTAAATCGTTTACCCTTCATATCTTCAAGCATGGACCAAGCTTGGTCACAATAATTATCCGATAAGATAGTCCACATAAGTTCTTGCTCTTTTGTAAGTGTCATATGGGTATTAATATAATATTATTTTTTTTGAAATATATACACGCCTTCGTATTTGAAGCCGTTTTTCAATTTATTGTTACCTTTTCCCGGGCGTACATTTAACATCATTTTTAGAGTATCAACATGTTCAAAGTTTAGTTTCTTTGACAATTCAATCCATCTATCAACAACTTTAGTTTTACCCTTATCGTAATCAGCAATATTTACAGCATAGATAGCATTATCTACTAGAACCTTGTATAACATAGTTAATGTAGGTTCAACATAGAAATCAAACCATGCGTCCAAATTGTTATAGCGATTCATACATTGAGTTTCTTCATCACTATAAATTTCTAAATTAAAGTAAGGCGGGCTACTAAACGCCGCATCAAATGATTTTTCAGGTGCATCAAAATCTTCACTACAACAATGATTCATTTGATATCCATTTCCAATTGATAAATCATTAAGCATACTACCTAATGCATCCAATCCAACATATGTACTAGTATTCGGGTCTATTCCCGTATAATTATATCGCATATTGCTAGTCATAGATCCTAACATTCTACCACCGTAACCACTAGAAAAATCTAATACATTACCAAACATGTTAGGACAAATATATTCATATATAGCACGTGCGTTTAACGTTTTAAAATTTTGAATAGTTCCGCCTCCAGTGAGGTCTAATGCTCGGCGTATACTTTGTGGCAATACAGCTTTATCACCTTCATTTCTGTGTTTATAACAAATTTGAATAGCTGCCTTTAATTTTTTGTCATTGTTAAACCTATGACGCAAACTAACTTCAGAGTAATTAAAAGTTTTTGCATCTTGCATATTAGGAAACCAGAAACGACTAAAACTTTGTCCTGCTGTCATTCCGGTTGGTATTTGTTTATTTTTTAATAACACTGATTTACTAGTTAAATTTTTTAATTCTTCCTCACACCCTTCTAGTGAATAGTAAGTAATAGGTAATATATTTTTAGTACGATAGATATCAAACACTTCCTGTTGAATCAAGACCTTTCCAGCATCATCAGCTTTTGTCCAGGCTTCCTTAGAAAGTTTTTTTAAATCTTTTTCAACACTTTCATATCCGGTTGCAGTTTTTTGTGTGGGTGTAAAATTCCATTCTTTGCATATATCACTATAGTATGTTAATACTTTAGGATTTGTAATATTTGTCATAAATCTCTTTAACTTTCTTATAATTATTTATTGTAGGGATTCTTTTCCAAAAAACAACTCCGTTAGCAGGTGATGTTGCACTTAGAGCCTTACTCAACATTGTAATTGGGCTAGTATTCCAATATTTAATAAAACGCTCTGCCTCATTTGGATCTTCCATTTTAATCCATAAAGAATTATGACCCGTGCCGTATACGGGACTAGCATATTTTACCGGACTTTGATGGTTACGACCACCGTTTTTACTAATAACAATCTTATGTTGACCTACTCCCTCAGAGGGGGTAATGATAGTTTTACTCACATTTACTACTTTTCTATAGTCATCACCTTCTCTACCGACTTGAAAAATTAAAGGAACATTACCGGGATTGTTAATAACTGCTTTACTATTTGTATAATATGATCCATATTTAGCATCATAACCTTTAAATGATTGATCCAATACTTCAAGTGCATATTGATATTGAATTAAATCATTGTTTGGTAAGAATGGTGGATTATCTACAGTTAAACTGAGTTCATCATTAAAAATAGTAACTAGTTTGTTAGTTTTAACAGGTTCAAAAACCATCATACATTGAGGTGTGAATGATCCAGTCAATGCTAGATACCGATATGATGTTAATTCATGTATTTTATTTTCTGTATAAGAGTTTTGATTGGCCCTGCCCGTTACAACCAATAGTTTACATTGTTTTCTCCAATGTGGTACAAATCTGTTGATAGTGGAATAGTCTAAATTACTTATTACATAATCAAACTTAGTACCTACTGACATGCAATCATGTTGGTCAATATTAATGTTGAAGGTGTTATCATTAATAGCACGTTTCAAATTTGAATGCGCTACCTTTACTTGAGTAGCATCAATATCGCATCCAAATAATTGATTACCAAAAATATGCGTTAATCTTTGTGTTTCATCGGGTATTGCTTTAGCAAGTGTATTCATTAATACATCAGCAAGAACCAAAAGTATAGATCCTGTGCCACATTGTGGATCACAATACGTAATATTAGGATTAGAAAGGTCTTTTCTAGGTATTTGGTTAATCAGAATACGAATATGATCCTCAGGCAACATTGTTTGGTTGCTGTTAGCATCATAAAGTTTAATTTGATTGATACGTTTTTTAATGTTATTGAAAATCATTATACTGACCAATTGCCCGATTAATTGAAATGATATTAATTGCTGGTTTAATCTTATTCCATTCTTTCGGAACAAGCCCGGTAATGTCATCTACTACTGTAATGTCTTTATAGTTGATAATATCATCTAATGAATTTATTGTCAAGTTATCGGCCCATGCTACATCAATTAATTTGAAAATTTGACGCAATGCATATTTGATACGCAGTACTGTTTCCTCGTCTTCGGAAACTTCCTTAGTGGTTGCATTAGAAGTTTTTTTGCTTAACCGTTTCTTATTTGGACCGGTAAGAATGTCATTGGTATTGAGTTGACTATTTGCATTTTTATTCTTTGGGTCAGCTTTCTTGTTAGCAAGTAATAGAATAATGTCGTCAGTGATACCGGCAATATCTACCGCATTACCCACACGATCCATATAGTTATTAATATCGGATAAGAAACGTGTAGAAATGGTTCCACCGTCAATTATATTCCAAACATTACCTACGTAATCATATACTTCACTTACAGCCAACCATTCAGCTAGAATTTTATCTACTGGGCGATTTTCAGCAATACTTTGTTGTTCGCAATGTTGATACATTACATTTACTAGACGTTCAGGTGCATAATCAAAAACAATAACACTTTCCTTTTGGCCGTCTGACCATGGAGTTTTGCAACGAAAGCTACTTTGAAAGTAATCGGCCGCACTCTTGTCGTTATTCATCTGATGTACACTCCACCATTCAGGTACACTTGTACCTTCCTTAAATCGGTCACATGAAAGTGTAATAGTACCGGCGCCATGCTCATCATCACTACGTTGAATTAAATCTTTAACGTCTTGAATATTTTTCACATTTCCACCACTAGCATTAATGATAGTACGTTTACTAAAAAAGGGATGTTCGTTAAGCATTTTTGCTAAAGCGACAATGGCTTCAACATCGTCCGGCAACATCCAAAATGCATGTTTAGATACTTTGTCAGCAAATGACAAGAATCGTTTAGGAGGTTTCTTATACGTACTTACTACAAAATTTAAAAACTCATTTACTGCCATTACATTTTTAAACACTCCATTCTCAGTTGCAAACAATTTGGGAAATGTAAATCCATCATCACCTAAATATGATTTAACCTTGTCAGGCACATTAATCATTGCATAATTAATATCAGCACGATATCTAAAGCGTTCAGCCATATCACCGGTGGCTTGTTTACGCAACATTTGTTCTTCAATATAGTCAAAGTTGTAAATGTCATCCTTATCATACCTACCACTAAGCACAGTTTTATATGGGGTGCCGCTTAGTTCAATCTTTTTACCAAACTTTAATCTATTCCAAAGTCTTTGTGTGTTTTCAGTCAGCGTGGCATAATGTTGCTCATCAAAGAATACAATATCCCAATATTGGGCAAAGATTTGTTTCAACAATTCAGTTGGCTTATCAAAGTGTTTATTGATATATTGCAAACTAATGAAAGTAACATTTACTTCAGCATTGTTATGAATTAGTTTTTTTGGTTTTTTATAATTATGATACTCCCAGTTGCTATAATTTACATGGCTTTTTTCGCCACCGGGCAACAGTTCTGACCAACTGTCATTAACTCCAACTCTAGCAGTAACAATTAATATTGATTTAGCTTTAGTGGCACGTGCAATTTCATATGAAATGAAACACTTGCCGGCTCGCATAATAGCATTAATTAACAAGTCATTCTTTGATGTAAGCCTGTCTACGGCCCAATCTACAATTTTTTGTTGATATGAGAGAGCCGAAAAGTTTTCTATTTCGGCTACCCCATATCTTTTCTCATTAACTAGTCTTTTTCCTATATTAACTACATTATCCACACTCTCGTGTTTTGGATCAAAAAACCACTCAGATCCACGACCATGGACCCACGTTCCCATATTTTTTTGTTTTTTGTGAAAGAAATCCTTTTCCAGCTTGCGAAGGTTACTTAAACTTGTACTCTCATCACCGGTTTCACAAAGATCGGAAAAATCTTCATAATGCAGAATTTCGTAAGTGTCACCTGTCGATGACGCCTCTCTAAATTGTTCTTTTATTCGTGATTCAGCGGCTTCGTATGCGCTGTTTGCTAATCGTCTAGCTGACCCGTTTTTAACTTCGTTAACAAGTCGTCTGGTACGGGAAGTATACCAATAAATTACGGTATAATATTTCATAGAAATTCCTTTAGTGTCAATACAAGTATTGTATCAGAAATTAGATTTATTGTCAAATTATACAAAATCGTAACTATATTCACCATTTACAGGACCGTTGATTTGGACTTTTCCGAGACCAAATTCTTTGCTTAATTTGTGAAAAATACTACGGGCGGTTTCTTCGGAACATTCGGCAAACAATGTGCCAGTATCAGCAAAAAATCCTGCATGTTCGTTGTCATTTAACAACGGACGAACTAAGTACGACACATTACTTTCAAATTCTTCGTGAGACATTTTAACCCTTTATTAGCTTTAATACTATGTATTATACACCCAAAATGATTTATTGTCAACTTTTTTTCAAGTACAAAAAGACTTTTTTTGTACTTGAGGGAACCCATTTTTTAGCATCAGGTCCACAGGCTTCATAGGTACTACGCATTAATCCAGCAGTATGAAAATACCCTTCTTTGGTTACTCCTACTACCGGATCAAATTCGGGTTCGGTCCAACTTTCGGGAAGGGTGCATCTGAACCCATATGTAAAATTAGTCAGCCTGGACATAAAGCTAGCCTGGACATTCTTACAATCTTTACAGAGAAAGCTTTTGTTAAATTCTGTAGTCATATGACTCCTTTAGTTTCAATACAATTATTGTATCATATATCAGAATTATTGTAAAATTTAATCCTCAAATAATTATTGATTTTCTTTTTAAAACTTCCACTTATCAACTTACCTCAGTTCGTCCATTGCCAAGGTCCTTAGTACGGATAACTCTTGCATCACGATTCTCTGGATCTGCAACTTGCTGTTCATACATCTCTAAGGCCACGTTGCGACAAACTGTCTGAAACCAACGATCCACAATGATTACATCTGTATCATCATCACGTTGTTTATAACCTGCTCTAATTAAATTCAAAACAAACTTGTCATTGAAATCTAAATCAAATGCACCATCATTGATATTCTCGGGATTGATTTCTACTTTAGTAATAGCAATGTAGGGTTCACTTGCTGCCGTTGCTTTTTCTTTTGCAGTAAGCTCCGGTGTAGGGGGTTTCTGTTGTTTAGGTTTGGGTTCTTTTTTAAGAACAGGTTCAACCTCTTGCTTTTTAAATAAGTTTTTTATTTTGTCAAACATTTGTATCTTTCATGTAATTTAAAGCTGGCAAGATTCTTTGCCTTTGATTCACACATCATATCAAAATTATCAATGAATGTCAATGCCCAATCGTTCACCGCTTCGTTCCAATAATAATCACTATGTGCCCGAAGTTTCTGTTTACTGTGACCTGCTTCAATCAACGCACCATGAGAGGGTAACTGTGATCCGGGATGGCCGACAAGTACATCTTCACGACTGACGGAGTAATGGAGAGTAGGGCGAACGCCACGCCAACTATCAATGACCATTTTAACACGGTCATCAGTAGGTTGAATATATTCACCTTCCCGAATCCAATTGTGATGAATGTCCATGACCGTAGGGACGAGGTCAGATAACGATAAGCAGTCAAGTAATCCATGTGTGTATTCCTCATTTTCTAGTGTTAGTGTGTTTCTCGCTTCTGGAGACAATCTATTGTACACATCTCTAATGCCTTGTGGGCCCCTACGTCCAGAGATGTGTACATTTACTTTGAAGTCTTGAAATGTCTTCCCATAGCCCATAAAACGAACCATGTCACAATGATATTCAAATTCTTCTATACTCTTATTTACTACCTCATCACGGTCACTCGCTAAAACTACAAATTGGTCAGGGTGAAAGCTAAGACGAACATCATTGGCTCTAGCTGTTTCACCAATGGGTGCAAACCAACGCTGTAAGCTATTCTGTACATCAGTACTTTGCCAGAATTCTTTGTATCCATCCATAGTGTAGAAACTGAGCATATCACTAGTAAGACGAACCATACGCAATTCGGGTTCTAATGTAGCAACACGTTTAACTAATGCGTGAGTGTTCATAATGTTACGTTTAGCAACATCCATAATCTTTTCTTCTACTACACTACGATTATTACGCTTTGCCCACGCTTGTGTAGTACCACCTGTATTAAGGCCTTCTGCCGAAACAAGCTCACCTTTGTGGTTAATTTCTGCCCATTTACAAGCAAAGCCGATGCGTTTGATAGATTGATTTGTCAAAGTAATAGTCCAAAGTGATAAATAATAGATATAGTGTAGCATACCTACGCAATAAAGTCAACTATTTACGGATAACAATATGAGATTTAACGAAATTATATCAGAGAGTTCAGGAACCAAACTGAAAGACATAGCAAAAATTGCCACCAATATGCAGGATGCTGACTTTTGGTTAGTGCGTAAGGGTAGTGATAAGACAGTAGGTAAGCCTGTTAAAGAGTTTGATCCTTCAAGGATTGGTATTAAAGTAGTAAAAACTGATGTTATTGACCCAAACTATCTTTATTATACAATGATGAATTTACACAATCAGGGTCATTTTGCACGTATAGCTAATGGCACAACTAATTTAGTTAATATTACTGTAAATGATATTGCTAATATTCCATTAGGTCAACAGGGTATGAATGAAGCAAAAGACCCATGGAAAGAATATGAATTTATACACGATGGTCAAAAAATAGGACACATATATAGTAGGACAGGTCAGCCTCCCTTTACAACTAGAAGAAAAGTTGGTAGATTTATAAAGCAAATGAACCATAATAGTCTTAAAGATGCTCAGAATTATTTAATTAACAAATTTTTAGGTAGATCAACTTACTATGATACTAACGGGACACTTCAGCAAAATATAGATGAAGACTGGAACAAAGTCAATAAGAAAGACAAAACGTCCGGTATGAGCCGAAAAGCAGTTAAAGCATATCGTAGAGAAAATCCAGGCAGCAAATTGCAAACAGCAGTTACTACCAAACCTAGTAAATTAAAGCCTGGATCAAAAGCTGCCAAACGCCGCAAGAGTTTTTGTGCCCGTATGAGTGGTAACAAAGGTCCTATGAAAAAGCCTAATGGTAAACCTACCCCTAAAGCATTAGCACTACGCAGATGGAATTGCGAGAGTATAGAGCAAATGGAAGAATTAGTAATGCTAGCTGAACAATATATTAGGAACCTTAAGAAATGAACTTTACAGAATTATTTGAGGGTGCAACACCTAAATTACCCGGAGCAGTAGCGGGTATAAAAGTTATGAGCATGGATCAATTCCTAGCTCAATCAGGTGATGAACCGGAAGAAAAAATAGATGAAATGTCTTCCGAAGAATTAGATAAAATGTCACCTGAAGAATTAGCACAGTTTACACATAGGGCTAGAAAAGATAAATCTAAAATAGATCCTAATGCAA